AACATCCACAGCAAACTGACGGAATTCACCATAAATGTTTCCTGACAAGTCTGTGCATGGAACATAGGTTGGTTGTCCAATCGCTGTTTCGACACAAGGTCCCTGAACACGGAATCCAGGTCGCACACGGAATCCACTTGGATCCAATACACTATAAAGTTCCTCTATTGGTCGCAAAGTAAGTTGTATTTCACATTCGTGATATTGAAGTGCTACAAGAGGAAGGGCCTTGGTTGCCGATTCTGAAAACCAAAGTGGTAAAGGAACATAGATAATTTGTCCAGGAATACTTGGTCGATTCACCTGCTGATTTGTAGTTGTATCACGACAGACTGTAGGATATCCTTTATTCAACTCTCCACCTGCGTAGATACCCTTGCTGGGGTCGACCAATTCAGGAACTTCGCCAACTTGATATCGCCACTTTTGAAATGTATCTGTATCCATATCCGCATGGGCCTTGGCAATAATATAATTGCTATCAAACTCTTGTACTTTAGAGCCACCAACAAAAAAGGCTACATTCTGAAGAATATGGGCTCCCAGGTAGTTATTCCAGTGAAATTCATACTGAGATTGCTGAAAAGGATTCGGAGGCAAATATTTACTGTAAATATCAGGAATTGTAAAGGTAAAGGTTAAATCCGTCATTAAATCAGCAATGCGCTGAATTTTGGCTCGCAAACGAATCGGCTGATCAAAAAAAAGTTCATTAGGGCCTTCAAGTGGCAGTGTTGCAGACTCTGTTGCAAAATGGCTGTAGCGTTTGAAGACTTTATAGAAGTAGGTAAATTCAGGATTTCCATTTAGTACAACATTTTGGGCGCCATAACTTACAAGTGCTAATAAACCACCACCGGGCATTGGTGCCTCTCCTGTTGGGAGTTTGAGACTTCCTCTAAGTCTCTTTTACCACTGCTGGAGGATCCATCAATGGGAAACGAGATTTGATTTTTAACTGCGTCTATCGAGAATAACTCTGTGTCCACCACGCATCTTCCAAGTATGGCGGGGCCTCCTCTGACTGAGATTCTGTGCGCTTGCTAGGTCCCTCTGCAACCAGGCTTTGGAGTTCCGTGTAACTTACTGCATAACTATAATACACAAGATTGCTTAGATTTCCATTGTAAGTACCAAAGATTTGTACGGGAGATTCTGAATTTAGAGATCGGATAGTTGTTGAGAGTATACAAGGGCGCTGGCTAAAGACATATAGATTACCAAAGTTCTGGTACAAGACGGCGCCATCCATATTTAACTTCTTTGCTAAATTGCCATTAATGTACACCTCTATAGCGTTACTACGCGCAACAACAGCAACGTGGACCCACTTCTTTACAGGGAGATTCTCCACATCCACAAAATTATTCCAGGTCTTGGAACTATTCATATAGACTCGGAGAGTATTTGTATTGCTCTTTAGGAAGACACCAGGGCCCAACAAAGGGAAGGGCTTAGGATGGCCTTTATGAAGGATATGCAATAAGCCATCTTCTTGTCTGAAACTACTAGGATTTACCCATAAATAAAAACTGTAAGTAAATTCTGCTCCTGTACGTTCATTATCGGAGAGAGGCAATAGTTTAGCGTTGCGAGCGCTCGGGTCCTGCTCAAACTCACGGGGTTTATCTGCAGCACTGACTGTAAAGGGCATCAAGTTAACACGTGTTCCAGATACCTGTCTGAAACTCTTATAGACAAGTTCCAGTGACATTAGAATAATATAGAGAATGGTCGCAAGTGCTAGCGCCAGCAGAATTTGTGGAACAACTCCTGTACCAAGTACATAGGAGGCGGGTCCAGTGCTATTCATTGCATTTACGGAGTTCATGGACTCTCTCTACCTGACACCATAAAAGTATAGACTAGATTCTTTTATGATGGCATTGATTCCAGTAGTAGAAATGTACTTAGGGTAGGATATTCTGCTTCGGGAAATCCATAGCACCAACCGCCTTTGGATTAAAGAGTGACGTTATATAGTCCCATAGACTATACTGAGGTCCAGGACCCGCCATGTATAGACGCCATACTTGCTCGGGATTGAGAGCATAATTGTAGGCACTAGAATTGCTGACAAAGCCACCAAATCCACCATAAGGTACCATTGTCAATCCAAAATTACTTTTATCAACACGGTAGAAACTAGGGAGAATACAACTGCGAGCCAACTTACCATCAAGATAGACATCACATGTCTTGTTATTTAGACAGACTGTAACTTGGATCCAGCGCTGCATATCCACAGAAGGAATATCACATGGACGAGACATATCCATGAGACTTGCATCCGTTTGTGTACTTGAAAACATAGAGTTCAGGTTCGCAGTGCTGAGGTCTTCGGGTCCAGAAGCAGAGGAGACAGGGCCCATGGCTGCATTTCCAACCACAGCCGTATCACCATTCTTTGTGTGAACACGAACATTCAACGAATTCTTATAGGGTCCAAGGAAGATGGCAAGCGTAGCAAAGGATGAACCACCAAGTACCAATACTGCCTTATTCTTTCCACGATTAATTGAGAAATCATTAATATAAATCCATGTGTTCATAGAAAATTCACCACCTTCATAGATAGCCGGAAGGGAATCTGCTAAAAAGATTAATCCCTTATCTGGGTTGGCAGGTTTTACACTTGTTACGAGTGTTTTACCTTCCAGACCACTATTTCCGTATAGATATTGATATAGATAATACAATGCAACAAGGGCAAGAATAGCAAAGACTATTCCACCCAACGAACCGAAGCGTGAACCTGAACCTGAATTGCTGTTCATAGGTCTCTCTGCTATAGTGTACCGCTAAATTCCGTCGTTTTCCCAAAGTATTTACACTCCTGCGGGGTGTAAATACTTTGGCACTTGAAGGTACCGTTTACCAAGTTTTACGATAAGGATAATGTTTTACTGGTAACAATCTACGCATAAGGACTTGTCCATCGTTTTAGAGGATCCAACATAGGGGCACCCTCTGTTGAAAAGCAAAATAGACCATCTGGACATCCAAATTTAACTAGTGAAAAGTTCATGGTGGACCAAAAGTCGGTTAAATAGGGTTCATGTCGTGTATCCGCAGTAGACTGTAATTCCTTTACAACTTCTTCAAGATGATAGGGCGTCGGAGCAAGTTTTGGCAGACCAAATTCACCCTGAAGACGCTGATCACCAAGGATTAGACTTGCAGAATTGATTGCGGGTACAAAGAGTGTACGTGTACTTGTTACTACTTTTCCATTATAATACACTGTATACCGTCTTCCCTCGCGGACTACCACAAGATGTACCCAGGTTTGCTGAGGAAAATCTGCAACATCAAGAACTTCCATTGAATTTACTACAGATGGATTTTGTGTCTGAACAACCAATTGCGTTTTGGGTGGAGTCTCAACACCACCAGGAACAATCTGAAATTTGAGAACATCACCAAATCTAAAGAGTATTATAGGCACTTGCGTATTTCCTAGGCTGGGTGTTTTACTATTCACAGCCGCAAAGAGATAAACAGAAAATGTAGCCCCCGCTGGAGTTAGAAATGCATCACGAGGTTGGCCAGGATATCCAACTTGCGTTGGTTTATTGAGAAGTCCTGATTTCGGGGATAGGCTTTCCATTACATTAGGTCGTACCGTTTGTAAAATTGTAAATGCGATAAGAAGAGATATGAGTAGTATTACAAAGACTACTAATAACATAGATGACAAGTCCATGTTTCCTACTTAGGCAACACAACTGTCCGCAATTTGCTTCACATCAAAATCCTCTGCACCATTATACGATCGGAATTCACTAGGACTTAGAGGACGTTTCCAAAGACGGAAATTACGAACACGAGCCGTCGCAGAAAGAATGGTATCGGATGGCGGTTGGAATTGTCCCACAACAGATCTCAGAGGATTGGTATAGGTCTTAGACTTTACAAGGTACCCATTAATATAGACTTCCATGACACGAGCACCTAACATTACTCCAACACGAATAGCCTTACGAACTGGGATATTTGCAATATCTACTGTTTCAATATAAGAGTCTGCCGAATTATTAGGATTTACTGTAAGTGTGCTTACAAACAGGTCATTTTTAATTTGATCAAGATAAATCATAAGATTAAAGTTAGGATTTAGTTTTAAAATTGTATCCTGATCAGTCCATCTGCCTGTAAAAGGCGTCATAAGATCACCTCTCTGAAATAATATTCTTGGGGTATTTGTATTAGCCGTTGGATTATCCAACTGAATATCCAAGAGCATACTCCAGTTTTCAATTTGATTCATGAGTGGAGTATTCACAGAAGGAAGAATTGACACAGATTGTTTCCAATAGAGTGTACTATCATCACTTCCGGGAAGGGGTACAAGTCCCTTGTCACCAGGACGTGTCCTAAAAATTGGATAAATTGTGTAGTTTACTACAACTAGTATAATACAACCTAGAAGAAGGACTGTAAAAAAGTAGTATATATATTGAAGTACTCCTGAATTTACACCTGTGTCCATTGTATAGTTTGTATAGTCACTAGAGCCAAAACCTGCTCCACCCTTCTGGCCTTTGACCATTCTCCTGCTTATTAGGCTCTTTTCTCTGTAGCCCAATAATACACTGCTCCCGCGAGAACGGCGCCACCAAGAGCAGCCAATCCAAGTTTTGCAGCAGATGCAAATTGATAGGCTTGTATATCCTGCGGCGTCCATACAGGACTGCGACCGAGAGCACCAAGTTTATGATAGAAGGCTATCGCATCAAGTTCTTGAACTTCTGGTTTGCCAAGTTGTTTGTTAACCATATTGTGCATTGTAACTGTCCAACGAAAAAGGTCTTCTTTGGTATCCAGACTTGGAGTTATAGGAAGTTCTTTTAGATTATCAGCATAGTGAAGTTTACAAGTAGGACATGGAATAAGGTGAATTAGACTTTCATAGAACTCTTTCGCGGCTCGTTTCTCTGCGTAGGATGGTTTTGTTGGATATCCGAGTGCAACAAGATGCATCGTATGCCAGAAAAAGGGACCCCAAGTGGTTGGTGGAATACTACCGGGCATTTCTGCTTCTACTCTGCTGATAGGGAGACTCTCTTTTTCTATCGGACAAAACGAGCCACGTAAAGATTTAGCACTCTTCAGAAATGAGAAATGCGAACCACAAACTTTCGAAAACGAATAAGTTTGTGCACAAATTGCGGATTAGATGGTCATCAGTATCGTCAATGTACAGCGCCAATCACAAGTTATGGGATTATTGCTGTTCGAAACAAAGCAGAGGCATGGGATCCAGGTCAACTAGAAGTTCTTATGATTCAGCGTCGCGATAGTATTGGATTTATTGAATTGCTACGGGCAAAGTACAAACTCACAGATCTGGACTACATACAACAGCAGTTAGAAGGTACTACAGCAGAAGAGAGGAATAAGTTAAAGACACAAAGTTTTCATGATTTGTGGGTGGGTCTATGGGGTAGTTCACCCAAGGAGAATAAGCAATACAAACAAGAATTTGATCAAGCATCTTATAAGTTCAATCAACTCACGTCTGGTTATACGCACGAAGGTGAAACAATCTCATTGAATACCCTATTGGAAAAAACACCAGTACAGTGGACTACACCAGAATGGGGATTTCCCAAAGGTCGGCGAAATCAATTTGAGAGTGATAAAGCGTGTGCATGTCGTGAATTTCAAGAAGAAACGGGCCTTGGCGAGGAATCCTTTACGATTCTAGATGCAATTAACCCTATTCGTGAAACCTTCTATGGAAATAACGGAATTCATTATTGTCACGTGTATTTTATTGCTCTTGTGCACGCAGATACAGAAGTTGTCTATGATAGTGCAAATGAACATATGAAGCAAGAAATTGGGGGATTGGGTTGGTTTTCTGTTCAAGAAGCATTTCAGAAAATTAGAACTACCAACCCTGAAAAGAGGGCTATTTTAACGCGTGCTGATGCAATTCTGAAAACAATCCTACCCGTCTGTCTGGGAGGAGGAGCGGTGTTTGGATGGAAAAAGAAGTCTGAAGAATTAGATAGGAGTCTAGATGGCAGACAACGATGCATA